CTCATTGACCAGCAGCGCGCCGTTGACGTCGAGCCGCATCTTCTCCACGCCCGCCGTGCAGAAGGCGATGGGCCCGGCCGGGTCGCTGTTGAGCAGGTAGCAATTCCCGGCGCCGTCCTGCCGGAAATAGGCGTAGGTGCCCGATGAGCCCTGGCACAGAAACCCGGCGTTGGAGTTGGCGCCCACGCTTTGCGCGTAAATCCAGGTGAAGGCGTTGGCGACGTTCTGGGAGACGTGCAGCGGCATGGCGGGCGCGCCGGTCCCGACGCCCACGTTGCCGTTGGCTAGGATGCGCATCCGCTCGGCGTTGTTGGCGCCCAGGCTCAGGTCTTTGTTGGCCCGGTTCCACAGATAGCCGGTGCTGTCGGTGCCTTGGACAAGGTCGAGCGAGGTGGTCCCGGCCACGGCGCCGTTGCCTGCGACCTCGATCTGGGCGAACGATCCGCTATCGGCGCGCACGCTGGCGATGGTGTTCGCCCCCGCCCGGTGCAGATCGAACCACGCCCCCGAGAACGGCCCGACGCCGACGTTGAGGGGGCCGCTGAGGTTGGCCGCGCCGTTGACGGTGATGGTCCCGGTCAGGTTGATCGGCCCGCTGACCGTGAGCGTCCCGGTCAGGCTGACATTGACGGCGCCCAGGTCCAGATCGCGGCCTTGTTTCAGGTTCTCCAGATCGGCCTGCAGCAGCGCCCCACGCATCCGCGCCTGATCGTCCGCGCTGTAGGTGGCCGGGGCGCCGGGGAGGTTCATGGCGGCGGCGGGGCCGAGTCGGCGAGGTCGCCCTGGATCAGGTCGAGGCGCACATTGCCCAGCCGCCAGTCGCCGAGGCCACTGAACCGGGCGCGGACCTCGGTGGCCTGGAACAGCAGGTCGGTGGGACTGATCAGCGGCGTCGCTGCGACCGTGGTCTCGGGTCCGTTGGGCCACATGCGCAGGTAGAAGGTGGCGCTCAGCTGGCCGTTGGTCAGCTGGTCGGGGACCACCCGCTGGACCTCGGCCATGTAATCGCCATTGCCGAGTTCGAACGGCCCCGTCTCAAGGTAAGGCGTCGCCCCGCCCCAGCTGGTCCCGACCTCATGCTCCCAGAGCAGGCCCCCGGTGTCGACCATCATCGGGTAGGTGAACACCCCCCGGTTCTCGCCGCAGGTGCGGTTCAGCTGACCGAAGGTCCAGATATTGCGCTGCTGGCGCTGGCTCTCGCGGTACGACCAGCACACGTAACTGTCGACCTCGACGGAGGCCGAGGACGGATACAACCACCAGACCTCCCCCTGGTCGGCGAGGTGCATGGCGCTGATCTTGCTGGCTTGGTTGACGTTGAGGTCGTTGATCAGGTCGAGCACGTCGCAGTCGAGCGGCTGCACCGCCTGACCGTCGAACATCCAGAACGCGCCGTTCTTACCCATCCACACGGCCATGGAGTCGTGGGCGGCCTTGGCCCCGATGCTGATGATGCCGCAGCCCTCGCCGACCTTCTGGAAGCCGTAGACCAGCGGCGAGCCGATGTAGTTGGCCATCCACAGGCCGGTGTCGGTGAACAGCAGCGTGCCGCCGCGCACCACGATCCCGCCGCGCAGCGATCCGGCCGAGGACAATTCGAAGTCGCCCGCTTGGTTGGCGGTGGTCGGCGTCCAGTCGGTGATGTCCTGCTGGTCGCACCACGCGATGCGCCGCCCGTCGCCGCCCGAGCCGAGCAGCATCAGAATCCCCTCCTGGGTGACGACCAGTGAGGTGTTGCCGGTGGGCGCTGGGGCGACCAGCGCGGCCGGGGTCGAGACGCCGAGGGTCCACTGGTAGAGCTTGCCATCGGTGTCGTTGCAGCCGACCAGATTCTGGCCCCAGGCGTCGAGGGTCCACACGGTGGCGGGCAGGAACGAGACGGTCGAGGTCGGCGGCACGCCGTAGAAGGTGCGGCCGTAAGTGCCGCCGCCGTAACCGAGGTTCTGGGTGGCGTCGTCGCGGCCCACGGCCAACCCGGCCGGGGTGATGTCGTGGCTGACCCCGTCCAGGCTCTCGGCATAGAGCTTTGAGGACGTGCCCACGGCGATCCAGTTGTTGCCCGCCAGATCGCGCCACGTGGTGATGGCGCGGGCCTTGCCGACGAACGCCGCCGCGCCGGAATGGGACTGCCAGCCGCCGACCGGCTTGATCTGGTCCTGCTGGAAACGCACCAGATTGCCGTCATGCCAGCGGCCTTTGCTCTGGTAGAGCGTGCCGTTGCGGAACAGTCCTGGCGGGGCGGTGATCTGGACGTTGCTCGGGAAGGGCATGGCGTCCTCAGGGCAGGGTATAGGTCAGGGTGATGGTGTTGCTGGTGACCGCGTTCGAAAGGCTGTCGGTCACGACGCAATTGGCCTGACACTGGGTAGTGTTGCCGTGGGTGCCCTGGGTCAGGACATAGGTCGCGGTCGCCGTACCCTGTCCCGCTGTGATGGAGGCGCCGCCGCCGCTGATCCCGCCGAGGTTCCAGAAATAGGTGTAGGGCCCGATCCCGCCGTTCGGGGCCACGGTGACGACAAAGGCGTGGCCCCCGGAGGAGTCGGACGCGCCCTGGCTGCTGCCGATGTTGGGCGACATCGGCGTATAGGCCGACTTGCCCGCACACTCCTTGAGCCCAAAGACCCCGGACGGAACACCCGCCAGGGCGCGGACGCGGCTGTCGTTCAGGTAAAGGTTGACCGAACTGATCCCCAGTTCCGCCGCCACTTGCTTGAGGCTGCAGGGGTTCGGAGTCGTCATCAGACGAGGTTCCGAACGCCGTTGGCGTCGATCATGGCGGTCGCCACGCCGCCGACGTTGAACACCCACCCGGCGCCGTTCCAGTAAACCGAATTGGCGCCGGCCCCGATGGGGTTCTGCATACCCGTGGCCTGGGTCGCGCTGGCGGCGTTGCCCGAACAGGCGGCGGCGGTGGAGGCGCTGGCGGCGTTGCCCGAACACGCCGCCGCCGTGCTGGCCGAGGCCGCGTTGCCGGTGCAGCTGCCGGAACTGCCGGTGCAGTTGCCGTTGATGTTGCCGATAATCGCGAGGGTGAACTGCCAGGACCCGCTGATGGTGGCGTTGGTGTTCAGCAGCGGGATCGTGTTGCCCGAGGTCCCGACGTTGTAGGTCGCCGCGTTGCCGAGGCCGAGGTTGGCCCGCGCCGTGGTCGCGTTGGACAGGTCGCTGAGGTTGTTGGCGGCCTGGGCCCAGAAGCTGAGCGGCTTGAGCGCGGCGGCGCCGAATTGGTTGTTGCCGATGACGGTCCAAAGGGTGTCCAGGGCGCTGAGGTCGCCGTTGAGGAAGCCGCCCCAGGTGTTGTTATCGGCGCCCACGGTGGGCAGCTGCAGGCCGAGGACGGGGGTCGCTGTGGGCATGGCGGGCTCCTAGACGGTGTCGCCGCTGATCCAGTTGAACGACAGGTTGCTGCGCGGCAGCAGCCCGGCGTCGATGCGTAGGGTGCGGTCGTAGGAGGTGCGCAGGGCGGCCTGCATCTCGGCCATGGCGCGCACGAACTGGCCCTGCAGGGCCGCAGCGCGCTCATCGTTCTTGAGGAAGGCGTAGCCCGCCGCCAGGGCCCCGAACAGGTAACAATCTGGGTGGTCGATGATCACCCAGTTGGTCGGGAAGGCCACGCTCAGCGGCGGTATCTGCAGCTGGAAATCCATCAGGCCGGGATAGGTGCGGTCGGGGACCGGCCAGAACTCCAGCTGGGCGCCGACGGCGGTGAACTCGCGCGGCTCCATGAGGATGATCGCCGGGACCGCCTTGCGCTTGTTCATCTGCTCGGGGGTGATCTGGCGCAGGGGCCTCCACGTGCCCGACTGCAGCCGTAACGACCGTAACATGCGGAACTCGGTGGGCAGGTTGACGAACTCGCCCGTGATGGTGAACGGCTGGCTGACCAGCTGTTTCGAGGTGCGCAGAATCCGGTTCATGTTGGCTTCGGCGATGGTGATGAAATCGGGGATTTGCGCGGCCAGATCGGCGCGCCGCAGCCAGACGCCGATGGAGGTCTGCAGGCTCGGGTAGTCGGCCAGGGCCATGACGCCGCCTCCATGAAAAAGGGGGCGGCTTGGCGGGCCGCCCCAGTCACTCAGACGTTCAGTTGTTGTGGATGCGGCAGGCCAGCTGCGGGCGCAGGGCCGCCGAGCCGAACAGGATGTCGAGACGGCAAGGGAACTTGTC